ACCAGGGGAAAGAAAAATATTTCGCTTTGAATATTGGCCGGCAATTCGGCAAAACTTTACTTGGCATCAACCAATTATTATATTGGGCGATCAATGATCCTGGATGCAAAATCGCTTGGATAACTCCAGTATATAAGCAAGGCAAAAAAGTATTTGCCGAACTTGAGAAGGCGGTTGCAAAATCCGGGTTGTTTGATTTCAACAAATCCGATTTACTGATTAGCGGGTTCGGTTCATCCATCGAGTTCTTTTCCGGGGAACGGCCGGATAATATCCGAGGCAATACGTTTGATTATATGGTTATTGATGAGATGGCATTTACAAGGCCGGAACTTTGGGATGAAGTTCTTTCCGCTTGTGTTATGGTTAAGGGAAAGAAGATTGTTTTTATATCAACTCCAAAAGGAAAGAATCATTTTCATCGGATATGCATGCAGCACAATTACGATGAACGTTATAAATATATCCATTACTCGAGTTATGATAATCCAATGATTGATGCAAGGGAACTGGATGAACGGAAGCGTTCTTTGCCGGATCATATTTTTCGCCAAGAATACCTTGCGGAATTTATGGATAATGCATCCGGTTTATTCCGGGGGGTTCGTGAATGTTTCGGCAATGGTTCCAAGACCGCGAAGAATTATGCCGGCCTTGATATTGGCCGCGCGGATGATTACACCGTTCTAACGATACTTAACGATAAAAGCCAAATGATTCACGTTCAAAGATGGCGCCATGATGATTGGAGCCGGATCATTGATAAGGTTGCCGAAGTTATTAAATCCTTTGGAGCGGTTACATTGGTTGAGGTTAACAATCAAGGGGATGTATTTTATGAAATGCTTCAAGGCAAATGCCGGAACCTGGTTCATCCATTTACAACCACAAGTAAAACCAAGCCAATCATCATTGAAGATTTGGCCATGAGCTTTGAACAAAGAAGCATCCAAATAATAAATGAAACATGGCTTGTTGATGAACTCGAATCATTTACTTATATTTACAACATGAACACCAGGAACGTTCAATATTCGGCGCCAAGTGGAATGCATGATGATGGCGTAATATCATTGGCCTTGGCTGTTCATTGCTTAAAGAATTATAAACGAAAAGGGATTTACCATGCCATCCGCGCCTAACGTTAACTTGATGCGAATGGTTGTTCAACAATACATTTATGATCGCAAAGGAGTTAAGGTATTAATTATAATAAATTCCCCGCGCGAGCTGTTAATGTTAGAACATGCTTATTTAATTGCTAAAAAATATAATGATGAACTTAACACTACCAAATAAAGTTGAACATTGTTCCCCGGATCAATTAACAAAATGGATCATGCTTGCGGATGCAATCAAAGATAATGAGAATGAGAATCGAAGCTTCGTTCAAATGATTGAATTTCAATGCCAGGTTCTTTCAATCTTTTCAGGGCAATCCGTAACCAAGATAAAGAAGGGAAACATTGATGATGTTCAAGCCGCTGCCAATTCAATGCTTGAAGTTTTGGGCGCTTACAAAAGTTCGGATCCAATTGGCAAGGTAACCATTGAAGGAAAGAACTATATTTTTGATAAAGACTTTGCGCATATGACAACCGGGGCAATCATTGATTTGAAGCTTATTGATAATGTTGCCGAAGATCCTTGCCGGGCGCTTGCGATATGTTATGTTGAAGAAGGTTTCGATTATTGCCATGAAGATAATAAAGGCCGCGTTGTAAATCCAACCGCAATCCGTTACGAATTATTTAAGAAGCATTTCCCTGGCGATGAGTTCTTGAATTACTTTGGTTTTTTTTTGCACAATTACGAACAGCGGAAAGCCGCTATCTTGTCGATCCAGATGTTGAGAGCGGAGATGATGAACAAGAAAATGATTCAAGAATTAAAGATTCAGAATGGTTCATTTGGACGGGAATCCTTCATCGATTATCAAAAGAACTGGGATGCAGTTTGGATGCGATTACAAGCCAACCATATATAAAAACATTATTTTGGATTAACTATTTTAAAATAATTGCCGAACAAGAAAACATATTAAAGTAATGGCCGGAGATTTTGATTTCTTGGAAGGGTTCGGCATTGCCGAAAGTTCGGTAAAGCAACCGGAGAAAGCATATCAAAAATTTCTTTTGGATGTTGGCAATAAAGTAACCAAAGATTTAAGCGATTACATTAAAAAGAATGCGAACAATACTGGAGGCCTTGCAGCTTCCGTTGTTTACTTTCCAACCGGCGCGCTTTCCTTTGAGATTAAAGCGGATGATTATTTTGCTTATCAAGATGAAGGAGTAAATTCCGTTAACTCCAATAATTATGGAAGTCGATTTTCTTTCAATTATCCTGGAGTTTCGGCAAACATGGCCAAGGCAATAAGCCAATGGAAGGGAATGGATATGTCGCACGCGTACGCCGTTGCATATAACATCAAGCAACATGGAATCAAGCCCAAGCATATAATAGATAATGTTATAACCGATAAGGTTCTTGAAAAGATTGCAAAAGATTTATCGGCAGTAACCGGAATAATATTCAGTATTAAATTTGATAAAGCAACCAAACAAATATAAATGGCAATAACTTTTCACACACAACCGCAAGTTTTTACACCTGGAAGCAATCCGGTTGTATGGACTTTTTCAAGCGATGAAACAGCGCAAGCAAATTTCTCATATATTGTTGAGGTTTATGTTAATTCAATCCTTCATTCAACGCACCAAGTATTCCCACAAAATGGAATATATGCCAAGTTCAATGCTTCGGAAATTGCAAGGGGATTATTATCTTCGCCATTGATTACGGATACAACGCTTGTAACTTTATATTCAAGCGCATTTGATCCATTTGAAATTATTGTTTACGAACAATATGGAACACCGCCGGCAATTGAAGCAAGCGAAACATCGGATTCAAGTTATGTTTTTAATGCAGCTCTTCGCCATCAAGATTTTGTGAACTGGGATTATTTGGATTATAATGTTGCAACAACAAACCCGCTTGTTGGAATTCCTTATTTAACATCTTGGCCAAGAACTTATAAATATTTTTGCGGATTAAATGAGAAAGTATTCCTTGGAGTTATTAGTAATGATTCGGGGCTTTCGGTTGATATTCGTTTATTTAATTCGGCAAATACTTTGATTGTTCAAAGTTTGGGCAATTCAATAACTTTTCAACCATTAAGCGTTATTGATGCAAGCCCGCAAAATATAATTAATAACACCGCCATAACATCCGGCAATTTCTCAACTTGTGTTTATTACACCGTTAGAACAAATGCAACCGGAATCGGAGCTTATCCCGGAAAAAGCGAAGTTTTTAAAATTTACATCGATACGGAATGCCAACGGTATCCTTCAAGGCGATTGCATTGGTTGAATAAGTTTGGAGTTTGGGATTCATTTACTTTTGATTTGGTTTCAACCGATTCAACAAAAGTTGAGGGCAACCGATACGAAAAGGAAAAAGGAATTTGGGATGATGAAAATTATGTTTATCCATTATATCAAGGGGAAGCAACAACATTCTCCAAGCGCGCCGAAGATACCTTAACGCTTAATTCCGATTGGATCAAAGAAGATGTTCAACAATGGCTTGTTCGTGAATTATATGAATCGCCGAAAGTTTATCTTGAATCGGATGGCGAGTTCGAACCGGTTAATGTAACGAATGCAACTTATAAATTGAAGGTAAGCCGAAGGGATGGCTTAATTCAAGAACTTGTTGAGATACAAAGAACATATTCATTTAATTCACAACTTAATTAATGAACGGCGAATTATATATTAACGGCCGGTTAATTGATATCAATGAAGCTTTGCCGTTTCCATTTACTTACAACATTTCCGATGTAAAGGATTTATCATCTCGCAAGGGAAACAAATCCAAAACAATTACATTGCCCGGAACCGCGAACAATTGCGCGTTGATGGCAAGCGTATATTTGACAACATCCCGGGAAAAAATAACAACATCCGTTGAATCGCAGTTTTTGGATTTTGATCCAAGCGTAAAATCAATATGCCAATATTATGAGAATGGCTTGCTTGTATTTAATGGAATTGCGCAATTATTACAATGCAAATCAAGCAATGGAACTTGGAGCTTTGAGATTTCAATGGTAAGCAACCAGATTGATTACATTGCTTTGATGAAAAAGATTAAAATTAACGAACTTGATTTTAGCGAATATGATCATTTATGCGATGAAACAATTCAATCGGATACATGGGCGGGATTTAATCAAATCAACGGAGTTTCAACAACAATTAAATCCGGCGCGGATTGGCTTGGTATTGGTTATTATTACGGCCTTATTGATTACGGATATCCAAGGGTTGCACCGGATACATTTGATTTTAATCAATTAGCCCCGCAAGTTTTTGTTTACGAAGTTTTACAAAAATTATTTAAAGCCGTTGGATTAACCTGGGAATCAACATTCTTTGAAACACAATTATTTAAAAGATTATTGGTTGCATATTTTGGCGGTAACCTTCCGGAAATAACAGCGGGGCAAGCTGCAAATTCAAGCGTTACGGCAACCGAAAATAATAACGCCGGGGGTTTTATAATGAATCAAAGCGCAACAAGTACAACCGGCCTTGATATCAAAGCATATCCAAAACAAATTTTTTCAAATCCAACAACAATGGTTGATCTTGTTGATGTAACTATTGTAACGGATCCATCTTCGCAAACAGTTACAACATTGCCATTTAAATTTAAAGCATTAACAACCGGGCTTTTTAATATTGAATATCTTGGCGATCATATTATTGATATAACAAAAACTCCAGGCGGTACAAGTGCGGTTGAATATAATTACACAACTTTTTTAATAGTTAAAAAAAATAATGTTGTAATAAGTACAAATCAAATTTATCAAGATCAAGGAAGCGTTGTTACAACAATTAATGAAACCAAAGCATTTAATTATTTTTCAACAATTAATTTATTGGTTAATGATGAACTAACTTTTGAAATCAAATCAGCGCGTGTTTTATTTAATAATACTTGTTCAAACAGCACAAACAGCACGATTCAATTTACCGCAACATCAAGCGGGGTTGATTTAAATATTAACAAACAAATTCAACAATTAAATGTTGGGGATACGATCAGGTTAAATCAATTTTTGTCGGATATGACTGGCGATATATTTTTCAAGGGATTGATTACAATGTTCAATTTATATTTAAGGCCAAAAAATACGGATCCAACAATTATTGAAATCGAACCATTGAATGAATTTTATAATGATTCAAATGCCGCGCTTGATTGGAGTTATTTGGTTGATCGCTCAAAGGAAATAAAAGTTACGCCAACAACAAATTTGGCCGCCAAGAATTACAATTTCCAATTTGAAAGCGATAATGATTATTGGAACTCAAAATATTTAAATGAATATGCCGAACAATACGGTTCTTTTTTATTTGATACACAAAATCAATATGCAACCAACAACACCGATTTAAAGCTTCCATTTTCTCAAAAACCTTTGGTTGTAATTCCAACAACCGATTTAATTATTCCGCGAGCTTATCAAGTTAATTTTGATGAATCCGCAACCGGCCAAGTTGTTCCAATGAAAGGCAAACCGTTTATTGTTCAACTTGGAGAAATGAGAGATTATGTTGCTTGGTACCATGGAGCAACATTATTAAATTCTTATCCATATGTTGGCCATTTGGATAATATTGATAATCCAACATTTGATTTGAATTTCGGCGTTCCGGATGTTGTGTTTTATACGGCGTATGTTTACACAAATAACAATCTTTACGCTTATCATGAAACATTCATCAAAGAAATTGTTTCGAGATATGGCAAGCTTGTAACTTTGAGCGTAATGCTTAATTCATCCATCATTAATCAATTGGATTTCAAGAATTTAATTTTAATTGATGATGTTGTTTATCGCTTACAAAGTATAAAAGATTTTGATCCTGGTAAACAACAATCAACACAAATCGAACTGATTCGCATATTACAAGGGGATAGCGCGGAAACATTTTATCGAATAACCGAAGCGGATGAAATTAGAGAAATAGAAGAAAATACTAACTTAAGAATAATAGAATAATTATGGCAAACAAAAAAATTAGTCAATTAACACTTGCAGTCGATGTAATATTTCCAACGGATTTAATGGAAGTATCCAGGGATGATGGCGCCGGCGGTTACACAAGCGAAGCAATAAGCGCCGATTATATTTACGAGGGGATGATGTATGCAAGCCCTTATTTATCCGCTTATTATGATGTCAATCAAACATTCCTTGCAGCAACCGCAAAGGCAATAGATTTTAGAAATATTGAATGGCAAAATTATATTGATGTTCCGGCGCCAACAAGATTGACCGTTGATAAAGCTGGTAAATATAAAGTTGATTTTACGGGAACAATTTTTAATGATGGCGGCGGTTCGGCAACTGCTTATAAAGTTGGATTTTTTTTAAAACAAAATGGAACAACAAATATTCCAAATAGTTCAAAATTTATGACCCCGCCCGACAATAACCATGTTGAATCTTATTCAACAAGTTGGCTTGTTGATTTGAAACCGGGCGATTATATAGAAATTTATTGCGTAATGGATAAAACGAATTATAAACTTTTAACAGAATCGGCGCATACTGGAGTAGTAACTCCAAGTTCATCAGTAATAATGTCAAGAATCGGATAAATTATGGCAACAAAAGAAGCGGTATTTAAATTAAGGGTTGACACCGGAAGCTCGGTTGCGGATATCAATGCAGCGGATAAAGCAATCCAAGGATTTAACAAGGATTTGCAAACTACAAAAACAATCCAAGCGGATTCAACGGGTTCGGATAATTTCGCCGCGAAGATGGATGCCATTGATCAAAAAGTTAAAGCCGGCGGCCTTGGTATCCGCGAGCTTTCAAAAGTTGTTCGGGAATATCAATCCATTGCTATTGCAGCCGGCGAAGATTCCGTTGTTGGAAGGGAAGCCATTGCCCAAGCGGGAGCATTAAAAGACCGGATCGGCGATTTACAAGCGCAAACAAAAGTTGCATCATCCGATTTTAAAAATTTAGATTTGGCGATTGCCGGCATTGGAACCGGCGCCGCGGTATTTCAAGGATTAACCGGTGCGATTGCATTAACTGGAATTGAAAATGAATCATTAACCAAAACAATGGTTAAGTTGCAAGCCGCTCAAGGTATTGCGAATGCTGTTAATCAAGTTGCATTGGCTTTGAATAGCGATGCTGTTCTTGGTATTCAGTTAAGAATTGGACTTGAAAAGGTTAAGAATTTTGTAATGGGCGATTCGGCAAGCATTGCAAGGGAAGCCGCCGTTAGCGAAGGAGTTTTATCCGGGGCAAATACCGCCGTTGGGGGTTCCGCAATCTTTGCATCCGGGGCTTTGAAAGCTTTGAAGGTTGCAATGATTACAACTGGAGTTGGAGCGCTTGTTGTTGGGGTTGGCTTTTTAGTTAGCAAATTTATGGAAGCAAGCGAAGCATCGGATAAATTAAAGAAAGCTCAAAAGGCGGCATCGGATGCGGCGAAGGAACAATCATCCGCAATTGCAAAGGAAAGCGGATCGTTTACATTATTGATTCAAAGATTAAAAGATACCAACAATGGAAGCATTGAAAGAAAAAAATTAATCAAAGAAGTAAATGCAACATATGGAACAACATTCACAAATTTAAAAGATGAAGCAAAATTCCAATTTGCATTGAATCAAGAATTAGTAAATTATTTGGCATATCAAAGGGCAAAATATGAATTGCAAAAGAATGAAAAATTCATGATTGCAAATCTTGATAAACAAGATGAGATAAATAGAAAATTAAAGGAAAGCCAAAACAATTTAAATAAAGCCGTTGAAGAAGGCGCCGGAAAAACAAGAAAGGGCAAAATGGATGTTGAAGATAAATTCCTTCAAGATATTTTAGTTAATGAAGAAGCGACAAAAATTGCCGAAACTGAAAGAGAAAATATTAAAAAATTAATAAAAGAACAAGAAAAAGCCGAACAAAGATTTGAAAGTTACGGCGGCGCGGCCAATGATGCTGGAGCTGCAATTGCGGATTTAACAAATGAAGGCAAAAAATTTGTTCCCGCCGAGAAATCAAAAAAAGATGCTATTGATAAAACAAAAGAAGCAATTGATGCGCAAAATGAAGCGCTTGCAAAAGCTGCGGATATAGTTCAAGATAAATTATCCAGGGAATCAAGCGCCATTGAAAGCGCCGAAGATTTAAAGATTTCCATGATGAATGAAGGCAAAGCCAAACAGCTTGCAATATTGGATGAAACTTATGGCGATTTTAGAGATGATTTAATTAAGAAAGCAAACAAGAATGAAATCGATGCCATTAATGAGAAATTAAAACTTGGAACATTAACCGAGCAACAATATCGCGATGAGTTAAAGATTATAATGGAAACCGGAACAAAGAATTTCAATGATGCCGAAAATTCATTAATGACTTTAACAACAACCAAATTAAATGAAGATAAAAGAAGGTTGTTATTATCCGCTCAAGAACTTGAAATCGATGATATTAATAAATCCTTTGATCAAAAAGATTTAACCGAAGAGCAAAGGTTAATAAAGATTCAAGAAATAAATGATAAATATTCAAAGATTGACAAAGATAAGGCGGCCAAAAATGAAACAGAAAAAAGAAACACCGCAAAATTCTTGAATGATATAATGTTGAATGAACAAGAAAATGCGCTTGCCAATATTGAATTTGAAGATATTGATGCAAAGGCCAGGTTATTAGAATTGTTAAACAGCACGAATGCAAATGAGAAAATAACTCAAAAACAACATGATGATGCATTGATTAAACTTGAAGAAGAAAAGCAAAAAAAGATTAAAGGCATAAAAGAAAAAGGAACGGAATCCGCAAAGGCAATCGCAAAGCAACAATTTGAAGAAGATAATCAAGGGTTAATTAATATTATTGAAGGAGCGCAAAAAGCTTTGTCTTTTGCCAATGAAATAAATGCCGTAATCAATCAAGCTGCGGAACAAAAGATTCAAGAAACAAACAACCGCCGGGATGCGGAACTTGCGAGCTTGGATGCGCAACAAGCAAAAGAATTAAGCCAAGCCGGATTAACAGCCGAACAAAAAACAGCCATTGAAGAAAAGTTTGCAATTGCAAAATATAACGTTCAAAAGAAAGCTTTTGATATTGAAGATAAATTAAACCGCCAAAAGTTTAACCGCGAGAAAGCGTTAAACATGACATCAATTGTAATTTCAACCGCGGCCGCAGTAATGAAAGCAATTGCCGAAGGCGGCGGGGTTCCGGCCGGCGTTCCGCTTGGAATTGCAACCGGAGTTCTTGGAGCTGCGCAATTAGCCGTTGTTGCAGCTTCAAAATATCAAGGGGGTTCCGCGCCATCAATGCCATCTTTATCCGGCGGCGGCGGTTCTACTGGAGCAAGCGGGGAACAATTTGCGCCAACAACACCGGCAACAACAACCGCAACCGCGGGATTGCTTGGAAATGAAAGCAATACACCAACAACCGGCCAAGTATTTGTTTTGGAATCGGATATTTCTCAAGTGCAAAACAATGTTATGGTTGCGGAGCAAAAATCAAAGTTTTAATCCAGGTTGCCCCGGCATCATCAAGGAACGCTTTGCCGGTTGAAAAGCATCCATGAACATCCAAATACTTTAAAGCGGTTGGAATGTTGGATGAATTGATTTTGCAGTTGAATCCTTCAATGGATTTCTTTGGGATATTACTATTTAAATAGATTGATTTGATGAAATGATTATCATCCTTCCAGTTAACTTGTTCAAATGTTTTAATTAAGCGCTTAGAATCCATTAAAACCGGCGAATGGGTTTCATAGTTCAAAGATGGCCGGTTGTAATACTTTAAAAATTCAAGGGTATTCATTGCGGCAACTTGATAATGCGGGGGATGAGATTCATTAACGATTAAATTTCCCTTATAAATTGGATGTTCGGGTTTTAAATTTGGAGTACAAAAGAAATCATCATTCATGTAAATAAATTTCCCGCCAATTTGATTTGCAAAAGTTAACATCTTATTGGTTACATCGCAACCGCGGATGTTATTAAATTGTTTGCAAGGGATGTGAATAACATCCGGGAAATAATCGCCAACAACATAAACATTTGCCAGGGGGAAACTCATTCGAATCCACCGAATTGAATGGATGAGTTCAAACTCTTCGGAACGCTTTTTATATGGATAAACAAAATTCATCGAACAAAAATACATAATATATATGATAAAAGATTTACCAATTTACGAAATATCAATCG